AAGTTGGATTAAATATAAAATCAATCCCGAAACAGGAAAATTTGAGTTAGCTAATATGACAATCAGTACGCCAGTTTTGGCGCATGATTTCGACTGGACACAAATCGCTCATACGGAAGATGGATATGTATTATACGCAGATAATAATTTTACCGAGGATCAGGATTTTACCTGGGTGATCGTTAAAGAACCTAAATCATTTAACACGCCTGAAAATAGCAATGCTGACGCTACCATGATGAAAGTTTTTCTAAATTGTGATAAAAATCTTATCAGATTGACTAATATAGCTTATCTTAAAAATGATCAAATCATTGAAAATGACGAAGAGGCGGAGCAAAAAGCTTATAAAAAAATTCAGACTGGAACATTTTATGAAATGATCGCTAGTTGGTTTTGTTCTCGTGGATGATTTTGTTATTTGAATTGATTGTAATCATGCTTTTAATCTTTTTAAATTAATGTTGTGTTATCAATTAATAGGGATATATTGATTAGATGAATATATCTGCATTGTTTATCGTTGGTAGATAATAAATAGATAATAAATCTTATATTGCTGTTAGCGTTTATTTTATTATCTAAACATTAAGTTATTTTAATAAATTATTTTGTTAGTAAGAATAAATAGCCACAAAGAAAGTTGTGGCTATTTTTTGTGATAATACAGCGACGTGTTGACACTGATGGTTAAGTTAATACTGACCACCAGAATACTCGCCCGATAATATTGATTTCTTCCATATTTGCTTCTTCATCGGCATATTCCAAAGAATTAAAACTTTGTATCAGAATTTTATTTCCGGGTCTCTTTTTGAGAATTTTAATGCGCAATAAACCATCGTGATTAAACGCATATATTTTGCCATCTCTGATCTGGGTATCGTTAGTATTGATACCGATAGTTGTACCGTCTGGAATAACCGGACTCATGCTATCACCATCAGCAGTGACACACACTACATAGGAGGGATTAATGCTATGTTTTTTTAAGGTCGAGCGGGCAAAGCGTAGCCTGTAGCCGTTGTAGTCTTCAATATTATCAGCAAATCCGGTCCCGGCTGATAAACATATTTCTTTATAAAACGGAACTTCCACTTCATCGTCACCAATAGGGGTGGAGCTATCCCAGACTTCCATAGTGCCCAGATAAACGGCATTAGACTCTGTTGATCTTGCGTGTTCCTGATCCATCCATCCAGCCGGTTTATGCATTGCTTTTTCCAGTTTCGCCGCCATGATCGCGCCAATATTTTTGGCTTTACCATTCTGTACTGGGGTGCGATTTATGATCTGATAAAGATAGCTTGGCTGTTTATAACCGGCCTTTTTGGATAATTCTGTCACACCGCCAGCTTCAGTCACTAAACGTTTCAGATTTTCAAGTCGGATTTCAGCAGTGGGTTTCATAAGAATACTCAATTTGTCGATTAGGTAATACTCTACCGTAAAAAAAATATAAAAACAATTGCCAATAGATAATAAATTAGATAAAATAAACTTATCTAAAATAAAATATAGCACATGAAAGGTAACAAAATGTATTGTCAATCTTTTCAGAAAGCTGTTCGCAGAAGAGAAACGGGAAGAAAAACAAAGCTAATTTGTATTTTTTTGCGCTCCCAATTATGTTTTATTAGTAATAATGTCTTAAAGCGATTAGCTGTTTTTTATCAATTTAGAAAAGCAAAGCTAACAATAAAGTAGACAAAAGGTGCTCTGTTTATCAGCAATTTTGTTATGTAAATATTTTTTTAAATTAGCCACCAGTGTTCCGTTTAGATGCAGCGATGAGCCTTTAACAAATATATATTTGTTGTCAGCATAGAAAATAATGTTCTGCTAACAGTAATCATCGGTTTGCCATTGAATAGATAGTTTTTGTTGACTGATTCAGAAGTAAATGACACAGGCAAATGGAGGGTAAATATTGTGCTTTATGTCCGCTGATAATTGGTTTGCTAACAATCAGATAAATGATATTTGTAGTAATTAACTGCTGAAAAACAGAGTATTTAACAATTTCAGGGCATATTTATTTTAAAAATTGCGCTAAGACAATTTATTAACACGGATGCAGTTTTTAAATAAAATTTAGATAGGTGAAAAAAATGGGTGAAGAAAATTTGGCAGAGGTTGTTGAGTTAATGGGTTCAATGGAGTCTGCCCAAGAGGATGCCTGTAAAAATTTATGGGTGATGGTGATTATTCAAGCCTTGCAAGATGCTAACGAAGCAATTTTACGTGCTGAGAATAAGCAACAAACGATTAACCGAGAAATGAAATACTTTCGAAGTCGGGATTTTCAGCTTATTTGTGCTTTGGCTGATATTTATATTAATTTGGCTTTAATTGAGGATAGATTTCGTTTATTAATAAAGCGGAACAAATGATGATAAATGTATTATTTGGAAATTGGCTATCATTTGAACGAGCTCTGTTAATTTTTGTCTTATCAGTAATTAAGGTATTTATGTAGTGGATAAAATTAATACTAAATTATGATTTATATAGAAATTAGATAAAATAATGGCAAAATAAGACAGAAAAAATCAAATGATATTTAGAATTAAGATTAACCAGATGATTTTGACAATCAATAATTTAATGTTCGGTTGCAGTAATTTTATGATAATTGAGTGAAAATAACCAAATTTTCTTTTTTTATCTGTTAAATGCTAATTTTAGGAAAGCTGATACTGATGTATTCGATGTAAATAATTATCTAAGTCAATAAATTATAGGATTTGTCATAATTTACAGAAGCTGTTGATGATGATTTGAACAAAAAGTATTTATCAATCAGAATAAATCATCAAGCAGGATAGTTTGTTTAAATCAGAACAATTAAAGGCTGATCATGCTGACAGCAAATAATAATGTTAAAACGGAAAGAAATGGTGAATAATATGAACCCGATTAACGCCTGCAACCATATTGATACTGCAGAAGATGTATTGAAAACCTATGAACGGGCAATGCGTGACCGAAAAAGACAGGGACATTGTTTAAGTGCTGAGTGGCGTTACAAAGCAAATAATAAAGTTACGCCTTCAACATTTGTATTGCGCTACAGACCAGAAGTGTTGGATATGGTAAAAGAGGTTTTAGGTATTTTGGCCGCAAATGAACGAGAGATATTTGCTATTTTGCGCGTTGAATATGCTTACACCAGTCCTTATTTTAAAAAATCTGCTCGTGCTATTACCCAGAGAAATCAACGAGCTCGTAGAAATAGTTTACGATGGTATCAAGAGGTAGAACATGCATTACAAATTTTCTGGAGCTATATGCAAAAGCATCAGAATTTTGAAAAATATTTTAAATATAGTGCTTGACAGCATGATTTTATGTTTTAAACTAATATTAACAGTACAGGTATGCTTCCCTTGTAAAAGCACTTTATATTTTGCCTTTCTTTAGATGGCAGCTTTTTTGCATCCGCAAGAAAGGCAATAATTATCTCGAATAAGCTAGGTCAATAAATTATCATCTGACCTACAATATAGGTAATAATTTATGAACTAAACACTATGAATATAAAGTATTTAACCTAACTGATGTTTTTTTACTCAATAGATAGGCCGAAAGCAGGGTAGTTTTGCACAGTAAAATGGCATCTATACCTGACATGTTCTTGCAACCTAATGTGATATTGTCTGACCAGAGAGCTTTAAATGATTAAACAGATTAAAAATCAAAATTTAGCGGTTGATCAATTATTATTTCGCTAGTGATATTATTTGTTTTGAAAGCGTCTGGTCTAAAGCAATCTTGTATTTAAAACTATATGCGCTATAGCTGTTATGAATTAATTTGATTATTATTAGATATAATTACCGTTAATATTTGTAATAGTTTGATTTTATGATTGTTTAAGTCATTAAACCCAGTTAATAGAAATAACTTTACTACTAATGGTTATGAAAAATAAGCAGGCATTTTTTAAATTGCTTATTTATTAATATGAGGGAAATTTAATGATAATCATAAAATTAATGAAATATGGTTTGGTTTTAATATTAGCTTATTTCATCATTTGTAATATTGTTATTTATATTTTTGCGCAGCAAAAACCAGTAAAAAATGCAGATACTTTGGTAGTTCTGGGGTCGCAAGTGATTGGAAAGCCAGCTGTTGCACCACCAACCTTAGCCAATCGTCTGACGGTAGCAGCTAATTATTTACATGATAATCCTCGCACCAAGGTTGTAGTTTGTGGAGGACAAGGCGATGATGAAACAGCTTCTGAAGCCAGTGTCATGGCTGCTTACTTGATTAAGAAAGGTATTAATCCGAGTAGAATTTATTTAGAAGATAAATCAAGACGTACTGCCCAGCAATTTGTTTATGCTAATAAGGTGTTACCATTAGGTAAAACAGTGGTGGTGAGCAGCGACTTTCATTTACTCCGCTCTGTTATGCTTGCGAAGCGTTCAGGCATTACCAATATTTCAGCTTTACCAGCACCACTTAGTTTTAAAAATTTTGATAAATATATCGCTCTAATAAGAGAACCATTAGCAATAATTAATTCATGGCTGTTTGACCATCCATTGAGTTATGTTGATACTAAACAAGATAAATAAATCAATTTTGATTTTAGTTGTTGTCAATAAAATTTATAAGATAAGTATGTCGTTGATCAATACTGCCAATAGGCAAATAAGTAAATAAATTGTTTATTGGCAGTGTGTATTATGTTGTGTGTCATATCTATGACAATATCCTAAGTATTGGAATTTTTATGTACTAATCAAAAGGTAGGGCTGGGTGCTATTAGTTCATAAAAAATTTTTACGGAATCATTTACTTTTGATGCCATGCAGATTGCCGTGCTTATAAAAAGATTAATAAATTTATTTTGACTGATTAATACTGATCGCGATAAAAATTCTGCTGCTTACTATAGTCGGGCAGCTATATTTATATTATTTAAAATGATTACTGCCCTTAGGGGTATTTTTTGGAGCTTTGATTATGTCTACTAAGAACGTTACTATAGTTTGCAAATTACCACATGGCATAATAATGCAGGTTGGTGAAAAAACACTGCAAATTAATGGCTGTAATGGGGCGGAGGATAATAATAACCTAGGTTTGACCACTGGAGTTGCAGCCGATTTCTGGCAGGCATGGTTAGTTAATAATAAAGATCATGATATTGTTAAAAACGGGCTGATATATGCGGATACTCAAACTGTGTTAACAAAATCAAGAAGAAGAAAAAAAATCAATTCTGATAATTAATTATTATTTTGGCATGACAAGGCTCTAGTAAATATTTAAATTAACGTTTAAAGGCTGACAGTAAGATTGTAGGGTAAACATCAAATTTTAATAAAACGTTGTCATTATATACTTGTGATTATTTTGCATGAAAATTATTTAATTAGCATTAAAATAAGTGACATATAAAAACAGTGTAAATAAATCAATTAAGTTTATGTTAAATGGTTTAATTTAAGCCGGAACAGTGAGGAAAGGAGGAAATGTAATCATATGCACAACCATGCAAATGGTCTGAAAAGTTTATACAGAGGTGTGTATTGAGGATAATGCCGAAAAATATTAATTATAACCATCACTCAAATTTATTTAAAAAGACAAAGCCATACAGAATTAATAAATGTTTTATGAATAAGATAGCGGATAAATATTTAGCTAAATATGCAGGCAATAATATAGATAGAAATGTATTTACCATTTTCAATGCTAGTAAAAATCAACAAGACTGGTTTCAGCAGCAAATGACCTTGGTTAATTGTTATCTGACTGGCCTGATTTTTTTTTACTTTTTGCAGGATCTCAGTAGTGATCATGTTATCTGTTTCGCTGATAAAGTTCTGAAATATGTTAAAAGAATAATAAAGCCATGTTGCCGGATGATAATTTTACGACGGGAGGTGATGATATGACGACGATAACACATGCGGATATTTTTGCAGAAGTCCGGGCATATTTGCTCGGACTTTTTTCTTGTCCGTCACTAACCATCATACAGAACTATCGACAGGGTATGGCTTTATCCGATCAGGCTATTGTGATGTCGATTTTGTCTGAACAGGCATTAGATGTGGCAGCAAATTACTATCAGCCAGCTACCAATAAAGTCTATGTACAGCAATCGGTAGAAATAAAGATGCTAATTGATTTTTATGGCGAAGCAGCAGCGGATCGGGCGCTTAAATTATGCAATCTATGGCAGAACGTTTACAGCACGGAGCATTTACGTTATTGCCAGCCGCTGTATTGTTTGAATCCAAAGTTTGTTGCAGACACAAAACAATCGGAAATCACGGGGCAATACTGGCAAGTTGAACTGACGTTGCAATATAACCCTGAATTTGAATTGGATCAGACTTATCTGGGAATGCCAGAAATTACTTTAACAAAACCATAGGAAATATTATGTTACCTTCTATTCCAGTCAATCATGTTGTTCGTGTTAATCCGGCCGTAATCAGTAGCGGAGGAGATGCACTTGATTTAAATACGGTTGTATTGACAGACGACAGTGTTTATCCCATTAATCTATATCCAAGTGCCACAGATGTTGGTCAGGTGTTCGGTTTTAACAGTGACCAATATAAATTTGCCCAGTGTTACTTTGAAGGCTATGTTGGTTCAACCATTAAGCCAGCAGCGCTTTTTATCGCTCGCTACAATATGTCTGATATCAGTGCCAAGCTGATCGGAGCCAGTGTCAAAAGTCTAGATCTGGATGATTTGAAAAAAATAAGCGGTGATTTAACTGTAACCATAGATGGTACAGCAGTCAGTGGTTCAGTTAATTTGGCTGATGCAACGAGCTTTAGTGAGGCAGCTGTCAAAATTGCCAGCGCTCTTTCAGCAGCGGTTACTTTTGATACTCAGTTGCAGGCTTTTATTATCAGCTCTACTAAGGTTGGTGCCAATTCTGCAATTTCATTCGCTTCAGGAGCCGCTGCGGAGGCGTTGAAACTGACAAAAATCAGTGGCGCAGTTGTGGATAACGCCACGCAGGCTGACAATCCAGACACGGTGATGGAACGTGTGGCTGATTATACGCTTAATTTCGCGGTACTGACTACGGTTGGAACTGGATTTGGACTTGAGGTGCAAAAGGCGTTAGCGAAATGGAACAGCAAACAAAATAATCGTTACTGGTTTATCTATTACGGTCAAGAGCCCACTGCTTTAATTAGCAATAATAATAATTGTTTTGCTGCATGGCTACAGGAAAACGCTATTTCAGGTACGACTGCGCTCTATGGCACGCTTGAGCAGGCGGGTTTAGCTTGTGGCTATGCTGCGTCGATTAATTTTAGTGAGACGAATGGTCGTGCAACAATGGAATTTAAGCGCCAGAGCGGTATTGCTGCTTCGGTAACAGCATTGAAAGATGCTACTGCTTTGGAAAGTAATGGCTATGCCTATTATGGCGCTTGGGCAACTGCAAATGAGCGCTTTGTTTTCTTCCGAAATACTCATGTAAGTGGTGATTTTGCTTGGGTGGATAGTTACCTAAATCAGGTTTACTTTAATGCTCAGTTACAACTGGCATTTATGAATATGTTAATCAGCTATAAAGCGATCCCTTATAACGCTGATGGTATTGCTATTCACCGGGCAGCAGCGGAAGACCCGATCAGGGAAATGATCAATTTTGGCGGTATTCAGAGTGGTGTTAATTTGTCTGAAGCGCAAAAATCACAAATTAATTACGAAGCTGGTTTTGATGCGGCGCGTCAAATTGAATCAACAGGCTATTGTTTGTTAATCCAGCAGGCTACCGCTCAGGTACGTGGTCAACGTGGTTCTTTACCTTTAAAACTTTGGTATACCGATGGCGGCAGTATTCATAGTGTGAATTTGGCTTCCATTAATGTGCAGTAACTTATTTTTTAACCCTATCTAAAACCCACCAACTTGCGTGGGTTTAATTTTATAAAGGATTTAATTATGCCGATGGGACATAACCCAAGAACCATTACTTCTGCTAATGCTGTTTTAATGCTGCGCTGCAAAGGTGTTTACGATAACTATATCAAGCTACAAGGTTTTCAGGCTGATAATGCTTGGAGTTTCGGTGATGCAAATCTGAGTGAATCTCGTGTTGGGGTGGATGGTAAACAATCAATTGGTTATACACCTCATCAGGTGGAGTGGTCGTTGTTTCTGGAGGCCAATAGCCCTTCAATTGATATTATGGAAAATATCCGTAAGGACTTTAATGCCAATATGGAATCACGATTAATTGATATTGTTGTGGAAGTACCGTCTATCAAAAAGCGCTTTCAGGCTTCCGGCGCCTTGATCAAACAAACTGGCGGCACTTCTGGTCAAAAGTTATTAGCAGGTAGCCAATACACATTTAATTTAATGCTTAATGGCGCAGAGGAAATTAATTAATGGCACGCAAAACGAAAACGCTTACGATTGAATCAGGTCGAGATGCCGGCAAAACATTTCTGATTACCGAAATGCCATTACTACAGGCGGACAGATGGGCACAACAGGCATTATTTGCTCTGGCAAAAAGTGGGATTGAGACTCAGGATTTTGCCATAGATGAAGGTATGCTTGGCATGGCCAAACTGACATTGAATGCTATAGGTAATATTGATCCTATAGTGGGTAATGAATTGATGGATGAATTACTCGGTTGTGTACAAATCATTCCCAGTGGAGGTGTAGCGCGAGGAGTGATTTTTTATGACGACGCAAGTGATATCGAAGATGTTAAAACTCTTTTTATGCTGCGTAAGGAAGCACTACTGATTCATCTGGATTTTTTAACCGAAGGCAGTTCCCCAGATACGAACAATTAGAGGCGGGGCTGCCATTTAAAGATGGCGTATTAGCCAAAAATGTAAACGTATCTTCTCTAGCCAGTCAGGTCATTTTGACAGGACTGGCTTCTTATCTGGAGCTTGATACGGTTTTAAGTCTTGAGGATGCATTAAATATTCTGGAAGTACATCTGGTAGCCGAATATAACAAACAATTGGTAGAGAAATATGGCAACGACTAAAGTTGAACGAATCATGATTGAACTTGGACTGGATTCATCCAAGTTTTCTGCTGATGTGGATAAAGCAATTCAAAAAAATAGAGAATTGGATAAAGCTTTAAGCACCACTGAAAAAACGGCACAACAAGCAGCCAAAGCGCAATCTGAACTGGTGAAAAAATACCAATATTCTACTGAAAAATTAGCCAGTTTTTTACAGGATATGACCAGATTAAAGGAGCAAGTCTCTCGGTTGTTAAATGTTATTACTGAGAAAACCAGTTTGAATAAACTGGCTGGAGATGCTACGAAGTTGCTGGATCAATTAGTGAAGAGTAGCGAAATTATTAATAGTTGGCAAAAAGCTTTTAGTTCTTTTGGCATAAATAACCGAAATCTCACTACTGCGTTAAATGATATTAAAGAAGCTTTGAATGGTCTAGCGAAATCTGGTCAGGCTAATATGTCGCCATATTTGCTTTCTTTTGTCAGTGGGATGAATGACAGTAAATTGTCTGTTGATTCACTCAAAACAGCCATTCATCTTGCTAAAACTGTAAAAAATGATGTAATGCCTGAGTCGGTTAAATATTCTAATATCATGAATAAATTAAAACAAGATAATCAATCTTTGAAATTAGAAAAAAATCAAAAAATTATCAGAAACCGTTCAACTGCAGAAAATCATATTCCTGCAGGTTCCATTAAAAGCCAATCACCAACACGGAGCAAAACACAAGTTGAAAGCAAAACTTTAGCTAAGAATAAAACGCTACCCCAAAGCAAGGAGCTAACTCGGAATAAAACATCAGCTCAGCAAAAAATACCAGTTAAAAGCAAAACATCAATCCAGAGCACATTGCAAACTCTGGGTAAAACATTAGCGAGCAATATGAAATCATCAGAATCACCAAACCAAAAGAAAACGCCAAATAGCGTACCTGCAAAAGGAAATATGTATTATGCTCAGCAAATTTATAATTCTCTTCGTGAACATGATTTTTCTGAACAGCAAGCGAGAATAATGGTTGCGGAGATTGGTAGGGAAAATTCATTCAATCCAGATTATCTTTTTGGTACACATGGGGATCCGAAAAATCGCCAACCTAATATTGGACTGATTTCTTGGCAGGGAGATCGGGCTAAAGGACTAATTAAGAGATTAACAGAAAAGGGTTTATATAAAAATGGGAAAATAACCAGATCAAAAGCTTCAATTGATGAAATGGTTGAGTATATGCTGTATGAAATATCCAATATTTCTAAGTTCTCCAAAACCAAAAATGAATTTTTGAGGAATCCGAATATAGCATACGATAAAGGAAACAGAATATTAGGTACTAATTATATTATCTGGCGAATAAATGATCCAAAATACAAAAATGGTCATAAAAGACGAGATGCTTTTTTTAAGCAGACAGCTGATATGGAAAGAGTATATAAAGCAAATCGAATATCTAAGAAAGTTAGCCAAAACAATCAGCTACTTAGAGATAATATAGTAACACAAACTGGCAATAGGAAGTATGTTAATGTTCATATACAAAATATTAACGTTAAGACTTCCGCAAATACTGTTAGTGGTAATGCTGTGGCTGCACTAAAAGAAGCACATAATTATTTATTTAATCAGTTAGGTACCTCGGTGACATAAAAAAATCATTTGCATTAATTCTGCTTTATTATTTCTATTTCTTACAGCATTGTTGGTGATAATTTTTCGCTAGTGTAATAAATAATGGCATTGAGTAGTCGGGGGACTTAATAATATATATGATATATTCATATATATTATTATAGTAAATTGTATTAGCTTTTTTCAATTAAGACAGCAGATGTCAATCTAGGAGTAAATGGTAATGATTATAGAAAAAATGAGGTCAATTGAAATAGCCAATAATAGCTTTAAAAATTTCATTAATGGTAGAACAAAAAATGAAGTAACTGTAGTTGATGAAAAATAATATGAAGATTTTTTATGTCAATTAGGTAATTTCATCTATAATTTATTTGATAAAATAATGTATAATTTTATTTGGGCTTATTAAAAACAAAAATGTAGTATCGATGCAGGAACACAGATTATCTTTTTTATTATTCTGCAATGGTAGTTATATGACAAAGAAATTGATTGCAATTGTTTTACTTTACACTTTTTCTGTATTTAGTTTTGCGTCTAATCATTTAATTTTTTCTTGTTTGACCAATGATGGCAAAGAAATAGAAGTGAAAAGGGTCGGTCAATATATACAATATAGTTATGGTTTTTCGGGTAAACCTGAATTGGTTTTTGAAAATCTCAAAAAGGAAGTTGTAAAACAAACGCAAGAAATTCCGCTCTATAGTCCCCATTTGCAGTGGATTGTGTTGAAAAATGGAGAATATATGTTTATGCCTTCGATATATATTGGCCATTATAACGACAATGATGAAACTGATACTAAAGCAGGTGTTTCTATTTATAGAGGTATTCAAAATGTATCAAATATTTTTTGTGATAAAAAGAAAAAAGATTTTTATGTAAATTTTTATGAAATTTATTCGCTAATTAAATAGTATTTAATTGATTAGACTGGTGTAATAAAGTTATGAAAAAAAATATTCTAATTTATTTTATGACTTTAATGGCTAGTGCAACTGCTTTTGCAGAAAGTGGCTACACAAAAAACTCAGCTCAAATGGTACTACACTATAACGTTCCAGTTACTTTAATTGGAACAGTAGATATGGTTCGTAGTCGCCATCCCAATCCTTATTTTAGGGGCAAGAAACAGCCTGCAATACTGCTGGATACTCCTATTACGGTAAAAAGGGACATCGACGATGAGACCACTGTAACTGAACGCAATGTGAGATTGATTCAGACAATGACAGGCGGTAACCCCAAACTACACGATTTGTTACTAAGGAATATAGGCCGAAAAATTAAAATTAATTGCACAGATTTATTTCACGAAATGACTGGGCATCATTCGACCAAAGTTTTATGTTTAATTAAAAGTATTAGCTTTGAAAAATAAGCTATTTACTTAATTAGAATTTTATGAAATAGTTGTATTTGTTTGTCTTTTGCCATTTTTAGTAATGAACGGCAATTTTAACTCCATCTAATAAGCAAAAGAATTATATTACGATGATGCCATACTTTATGGGTATTTTTCAAAAAATAGAATGGTTGTAGCGATGTATAATTAAGATGGATTCTGTTGTGATTATTTATCATCACTTTACAGGTAAATAAGATAAATAATAATACTGTTGGATTAATAGAATGAATAAAGAAGCTTTCCACGTATTGATGTCATGAAATTTCTCTCTACGAAACCTCAGAATGGGAAATTTCGATTAAATATTTCGATACTCAATTGATTATTCAAGTATTATTTGAATTGAAAAAGCCAGCGTTGTGCTGGTTTTTTATTGCAGCTTTTAGGCTGCTTTTTTATTGGAGTGAATTATGCTGCCATTAGATGGAATGCCTAATGTTCCTGTTTTAAAAGATTTAATACAGCTAGACACCAAAACATTAATCAGATTTGGAGGTGTGGCATTATTAAAAGCAGTATTTGGTAATTACTGGGGAATATTTGATGAATATGGCATCCCGATATTACTGGTCGATAATGTTATTTCTCTTAAATACACTAATTCTGCCCACATTAGTCAAGTACCCATTGAAAGTGGTTCTTTCGTCAGTTATAACAAGGTGGCAGAACCCTATAAAGCGACGGTGCAATTATCTAAAGGAAGCGGCGGGACCTTAATGCGTGGTGCTTTTCTGGCACAAATTGAGGCACTGGCAAAAAGTACACTGAAATTTCATATTATCACGCCGGATTATGTATACGCTAATGCCTGTATTACTGGTTACGACACGTTACGAGAAGCACATGACGGAGCACAATTAATTAAGGTAAACCTGCATTTGGAAGAGGTAAGGGAAGTGATTGTTCAGTATGAAACAGAAGAAGTAAAAAACCCAGATGATGCCAAACCTAAAGATGGCGGTGAAAAGCAACCTCAAGATGCCAGTAATCTGGTGATAACTTAATAATGTATTTTTAAATTAATAGGTGGCATAAATGAAATATATGACTATTCCATTAGATCAATATCCTCATCAAAGTGTTTCATTTGTCATTAAAAAAAAACGGTGGTTTATTACTCTTGTTTCTCGTCTGGGAAAACTTTATGCCAGTGTGGAAAATAATCAGGATGGAGTAATTATTCATAATCGGCTTTGTCTTAATAAAACACCGATTACCAAACATTTGATGTTCATTGATTTAAATGGTAATGATGATCCAATCTATACCGGCTTAAATAGCCGGTTTTTTTTGGTGTACAGCGATGAAACGTAAGCAAATTAAGATAACGATAACTTTAATAGGCAAAGATGATCAAGGAGAACAAATTGTTTTTTTGGGTGATGCCAATCAGATAAGTGCTACCGGTTTTAGGGTGATGTGCAATATAGTGTACGGATTGGGTAATTTTATGCCTACTGCGCAAATCAGTATTTACGGTCTGGCGTTGGAAAAAATGACTAAGTTGTTACAGTCGCGCTGGAATACGTTGGAAACGATTAAAAACCGCGTAAAAATTGAAGCTGGTAATGAAGGTGAAAAATTAATCACCGAATTTGAGGGCAATATTACTTTTGTAGAGCCGGATTTTTCAAGTATCCCTGATGTTTGCCTGAAGATTGAGGCACAGGCAGCAGCATTTGTTAGTAAAAAACCTACTCAAGCCTATCAGTTTAAAGGCGATATCGATATAGCAGATATTTTTCAGGTTATCTGTGATGATATGGGATTTTTGTTTGAAAACAATGGGGTTTCAATTAAGACCAGAGATGTGACGTTAAATGGAAGCCATCTGGATAAGTTAAAAAATTTAGCATTTGCCTATTCTTTAGACATGTATATTGAAAATAATCTGATCGCAATAACTCCTGAAGGTGGTTCAAGAAATATTAAAGTACCGGTTATTACACCTAGTTCTGGATTAATTGGTTATCCGAGACGTGATAGTCGTGGCGTAAGTTTCAAATGTTTATACGATCCGTTTATCCGTTTTGGTGGAATCTGCAAAATTAAAGATAGCATTATCGATATATGTAATGGTGAATGGCGTATCAGTGGCATAACTAAATCTCTGCACGCCAATCAAGCAAATGGTGACTGGTTCTGTGAAATAGCAGCAACATGGAGGAATGATCAGAATGACGACAAGCAACAGTCATGACAATGTGACTAATCTGAATATCAATCATTCTCAGGGTGGCGCGGCGGAGTTTAATGCGGTGATGAATAATTTGCTATCCAAAATACAGACGGTAACATTGGTAAAAGTCATTACGGTCGCGGCAACTGGGGTCAGTCCGGTTGGAACAGTTGATGTACAGCCACTAGTACAAATGATTGATGGCGCCGGAAATATCTTTGATGCTGGGCAAATATTCAGTGTACCTTATTTTCGCTTACAGGGCGGGGCAAATGCGGTTATTTGTGATCCACAAGTTGGTGACATAGGTTTATGCGCGTTTGCTTCGCGTGATATTTCTTCGGTTAAACGCAATAAAGCTCAGTCCGCTCCGGCCAGTCGCCGTCAGTATGACTGGAATGATGGGTTATATATCGGCGGATTTTTAAATGGTACACCACAACAATTTATTCATTTCAGCAATGGTGGTGTGGTGATTCACTCGCCACAAGCCATCACTCTGGAAGCACCGTCTATTCATTTAAATGCCACATCTGTTGTCACTAAAACCGGTAGTTTTGCTGTTAATGCCAGTACGACTGCCCAGTTTACCGGGGGAGGCGGTATCAGTGCAGATGGTGACGTTAAAGCCGGTGCAGTCAGCCTGCAAAATCACACCCACAAAGGCGTGGCTACTGGAGGCGGTAATACAGGGAGCCCTAATTCATGAGGACCTTATTTTTAAGACCGGATAGCTGGGATTTAGTACTTGATACCGATGGCAATATTGCCGTAGCGAATAGTACTTATCAGCAGGCGCAGGATATTGCCAGTGCCTGTCGCACAATTAAGCAGGATATGTATTTTAACCAGCAAGATGGCATACCTTATCTAACTGATATTTTGGGAAAAGGAAAATATCCACTGGCTTTATATCGCAAATATTTACAGGATGCTGCCTTGAGTGTGCCCGGCGTTGTTTCGGTACAAGTTGAATTACAACTAACCCATGAACGGATTGTGCATGGGCAAATTAAATTTACTAATGATAAGAATATGACAGGAGTGATTGGTTTATGAATATACCGACATTACAGATTACGGATAAAGGTATTATCGCTCCGACCACAGATGAAGTTATAAGTAGCCTGTGGGAAATGTTCAAGTCGGTATTCGGTAAAGAATTAAATACGGCTTTGAATACTCCGCAAGGGCAGTTGGTGACTTCATTGGCAGCCATAATTACAGATGAACGTAACCAGATGATCAATTTGTTAAACCAATTTGATCCTCGTTATGCACAGGGAATCTGGCAGGATGCGCTGGGGCATATCTATTTTATGACTCGTAAGCAGGGTACACATGCTAATGTGGAATTGCTTCTGACTGGTTTAGCCGGGACTGTTATCAAAGTCGGCACGTCTTTTTCAGATGATAACGGACGTATCTGGCAACTCACTCATGATGCGATAATAGATGCCAGTGGTCATATTATTGCCCCTGCGTTATGTACTGAAGCTGGATTAATCAGTGCTGCGCCGGATACAATTACCGGAATTCCGAAAGCCATATCAGGATTAGATCGCGTTACTAATCCATATGCTGCTATTGCTGGTGTCAACGAAGAAAGCCGCATTGATTTTGAAAAACGCCGCTATGCTTCAGTTGCCATTAACAGCAAGAATACCAATGCCTCAACTTATGGCGCGGTGGCTGATTTAGCCGATGTAAA